TCAATTCACAGACCGAAAGAAACGGAGCATCGCCAATGATATGAGAATGCGATGACGCTGCAGCAGATCGCTCTGGTGCATTAAAATCTGTGAAGTGTAGGTCAGCACGTCCAACGATTGGAAGTGAAAGTCTGTTATCAATATGATTGATGCTATCTTCAGCAACTACTTCTGCTGATTTGTGAGCGCCAATCTTTTCGAAAGCTAAAAAACCTTGTTGAATAGTTTGAGGAATTGTCTCTTGGTAATGTTCTTTTTTTGCTCTGTCTTTTTCATCGACAGGAATGTACTCCATAAATTTATCTAAAGCTTTTTGGATAGCTTCATCTTTGGAAAGTTTTTTATTTTCTTTTGGAGCTAATTTTTTTATTGTTGGATTGTAGGACCAAATCTTATTTGATAGATGCCATTGGATCGCATCATTGCACGCGACACCGCTAGCCATGTTCGCGTTACCGTCAAATTCTCTTCTTTGTTCTTGAGTAGAAAATAAATATCTAAAAGCATAAACACCTAAAGGCATTGAGCTTGAAGTGGGGGAGTGATGATTAATTTTTAAAAGTTCGTTTAGTTTTGTAAATCCGTCTTGTTGTAAAGTTTCTAACGGATCTATTATTTTTTTCTGTTTAATAAGCATAGGCGAATATTAAAACAGATTTGATAATCTGATTGTCAGTCTTGCCTATGTATGATTTAGATTGTATTTGATTGATCTTATATGCTTGAAGATGATCTTAATTGCAATTCATCGCTTTGCGTTGCACTTACTTGCACCTGAACTTCTTTTTCCCAGCTTAGACCTTTTAAGTATCTCAAGATCCAAATTAATTTAATTCTGTAAATTTTTTTACCTCTGATTACATATTCAGGACCAAGCTTATCTTCTCTAAGAACTCCTGGAGCATTATTTAATTCTCTCCAATTAGCCCAAGTACGCTTTTTTAGATCATTTGGAATTAACAAAAGAACATCATCTATCGTAAACATTCGCTCATAATCTTTAGTTTTATAGTGTTCTAGCGATGTAATTAAATCTCCATTTGGAAGTCTGTCTAAAGTAATATTTTTTGAAATTTTATTTTTTACAAACTTTACAATTTTAGCTGATTTTGGTTTAGCTTTTCTAGGCATTATGGAAATCCTCATCATCAGGACCTGGATTGTCCATGTTTTCTCTTAATCTATCGTAAGCTCTTCTAACAATTAGATCTTCTTTTTCGCTTAAATCCGCTTTGATTTGTTTAACTTTATTTTGAATATCTATTTTTTTTTCAAGTTTTGCTGAACCATAAGCAGACTTACTTATGACTGATTGTAATTCTTTATCTGCATCAATAAATGCTTTTAATTTTTGATGCTGCATCTGGTCATAATAATCATCAACATCATCTGCTAATATTTCTTTTTCTGCTTTATCTTCAAGAACAGATTTCATTTTTACATTATTAAAAATTTTTATAGCTCTAGTTTCATCTTTACGACTTGCTGTATAAATTTCATCGTAAGCTTTTTGAATTTCTTGTTTTATCGGATCAAATACTTTTGTAGCATCCATTAAGGCAACAACTGGTGCAACAAATGTTGGTTCAATACCTTCTATAACTTTCATCTGATCTTGAACAAAAGATGTAACATGATCAAAAGAGTGCATATCTTCATCAGGTTCAATACCTTCAATATCAAATACTAATGGATCTATCGTATGCAAATCTACAGTACGACCATCTTTATTTTTTTTATAAATACCAATAAAATATCTAGTTCTAATTTCGCTGTTTGATAAATTTTTTAGATTAGTTCCAACAACAACCATTTGATCTTCTAAAACTATTGGTTCGTTTGAGTTATAATAAAAAGCAACTTGGTTATGTAAACCTGAATTTGGACTATCAATTCTAATTGCTTTAACATCTGGTCTATAAATTTCTCTTGGACATTCTATGGTTCCTAAATCTTTGGCAATTATTTCAGATGGATAAATTGAAAGTCTATTCATCATTTGCATTTCAAGTGTGTCTGCAGAACCCCACATCGGAATTGTTAAATCATTAAATAAAATTTTTGCTGGATCACATCCTAAAACTTTTGCATATTTAATTGCAGCATCTCTAGAAATTTCTAAAGTACCATTCAAGTGTCTCCACAAAGTAGTTTTATCTACACCAGCATTAAAAGCTAAATCTTTTTGTTTAATATCATTCTCAGACATTAATCTTGCTAATAAACTTTTCGGTTCTACGATGTCATAAATTCCGTATTGATTATTTTTATATAAACCTAAATTTAAAATAGTTTTATTTTTGCTAGGCTTGTTTAATAAATTCATTAATGATCTTTGCCAATCATCATTAAATAATTTAGACAAAGTAAGACTTATTCTTGATGCTTGTTTGGCAGCTGCAGCATAAACCTCATCAGATGGACCAGTAAAAATTTTATTAACTGTTATTAATTTAGTTTTTGATTTTAATTTTCGTTGATCAAAATAAAATTGAAAATTTACTGTAGCTTCAACAGCATCTTTAGATAATTTCATTTCAATGACAGGAGTTTTTCTTGTTTTGTGAAAAGTAGAATGAAGCAATCTAGTTGGTATCTTTTCTGCTTCTTTTGGCTCGAAATATTCTCTAAATCTCATACAAAGTCTTATATGAAAAAGATTGCCAATCTGCAACCTTTATTTGTGGATAAGCAAAGATTTTTCTTGTTTATCTATTTAGCTCGTTTATTGGGTATTTTATGGTTAAAAAGGTCTATTTTAAAGGAGTTAAGTTCTCTGGATATAGCAACTGGCACCGCCAGCAACACAATCTGCTTGGTTTTAGCGATATTGACCAGGTTTCGACTTGTAATGCTTGTTCTAAGCCGCTTTTTTTAGCTGAAACTGTATTTAATAACGGTCAAGGCTGGAATAAGAAGCATAAAGTAACCAAAAAACTAGCCGAAATGGCTGGAATACCAGCATATATCGTTTGGTATCAGCTTGTCGGAGATATGATGATCCATGTTCACGTCAAGAAGATAGCTCCAGATTACAAAGACGGCTTTAACTCAGAGCCTAAATTATTAGATCCTGATCATTGGCTACAGTTCCTGGAGTATCAGCAAGTTAAACATTATCCAGATTGTCCAAACAAAGAATTATTTAAAAAAAAATTAAAAGAAGATCAGAGAGCCAACAGGAGGAAAGCATTTGCGCCAATTCTACATAAGTGATCCTAAAATATTTGATCTTAAAATGTCAGATTTTGATTTCAAATTATATTCTTATCTTTGCAAGAACTATGATCTTAAAAGATTAACACCGTACGTTAGGATGGTTGATTGCGCAGATCACATGACAGTTCCGTTGCCTAAGATTAAGGAAGCTCTGCAACGCCTGGCGCTGCTTAACATTGATTACAAACCGCTTATCACTCATAATAATTTTACATACTTTGAGATGCCAAGATACAAAGCTTTCCTGGAGAGCATCAGGTTCACAAAGAACTATTCCAATAAAGGTTTCAACAAAGTGAAACAAAATATTTATACTTATCAAAACGGAAACTATGACAGTTGAAATCTTGCTTAGACAAGAAGTCTTAGCTTTAACAAATGTTATTAACTTGCTTAACGAAGCAGCCAGGACAGAGAGATTTTTATCTGGTCCAAAACCGCCTAGAGCTGCATCAATGTATAATTTGTTGGAGACAACATATATGCAAGGAGACTGGGCTTACTACGAACGTAAGTTATTAAAATTAAGAGCAACACCGAAACAAATAACTAGGTGGGAGTTTGCGATTGAATGCTTAACAAGTATTGAGCATGACATATCAGAAGATCCTATTCTTGATAGACAAATAATTTGGATGCGATCACAAAGATTTAAATGGACAGAAGTTGCTAAACACTTTGGTTTTACAAGGCATCAGATAAAAAATAGATATGAGAAAGTCCTAAGTAAGTTGTGTAAAAAAATAAAAAAAAACAATAAAAAGTATTGCAAACTTAACAGATTGTTGTACTTAATTTGATATTCTTAAAATCTTTTTAAAAAAAATATCTCTCCTATAAATAAAATTAAAACATATTAATTGTTTATCTATCAAGTGTATGTACAATACGCTTCGATAGCTTTTTATTAAAACCGTTCTGGAACGGATTTGGAAAGTATAAATTTTTTTTCTCTTTTTTTTTAAATCCTAAAACCGTTTATGGCTGCAAGACACAAATACAGACTTCAATGTCAGACAATAAATAAACAAAATAAACTTCCTTGCAAAGCTTCTGGAATACTAATGAAGAATGGAAACATTAGATGCAGAATGCACGGTGGCTGGAGTACAGGACCAAAAACTCCTGAAGGTAAGGCTAAAGCTTTATTGAATTTAAAACAGAATAATGACAAAAAAACTAGAATTAACACCAGCAATAGCTGATGATATAGAACGGCTGCTAATGAATGGTACTCCACTCACTACCATTTGCCAAAACAAAGATGCGCCAAGCTTATCTAAAGTTTATGACTGGATCCGTACAGACAAAGCATTTGCGGAACGAATATTAACTTGCCGTAGGATAGCAGCGCAAACGTACCTCGACCGTATGATTGAAGAGCTAGAGAAGGCAGACAATAAAAGCATTGCAGTAACAAGAGAGAAGTTAATTCATTATCGATGGATGGCTAGTAAGCTTGTTGCAATCTATGGAGACAAACAACAAGTCGAAGTAGAT